GACTCCACATGCGTATCATACGCATGTGGAGATCAATAAACTTTTATCAGTAGTAACAATTTGTTACTCGAGTACTATCGTACTCTATCTAGGTATTTAACCCTCTTTTAAGATGACCATGTCACTTCTGGGTTTATCCCAGTTAGTGTTATTCGTCTTTCTTGAGTTACAATTATTGAATTTCTATTTAGAGTGCTTACGGCACCTCGTTTAATGTATTTTACTCTGATTCAGTTTTTGATCTGACCCAAGTATTTAATCTCTTCAGGAAATATGTCATCCTGTCGAAGCTCTTTACGGCTAGACAATTTGTTTGCCTAAACATAAACTACCTCTTATTTACTTAAGTCGTTTATTTAATGTAGTTGTCCTTTTGTTTAGAATCGGTGAACCCCGATTTTGCGCTGGTTAGAATCCAGCACCCCTTAACGCTCTTTACTAATTCACATGGAAGCGTAATGTCCATAATGATTTAAAATCGTGATCAACGATACTTATCGAATAAGGAAGAACCTATATCGATATTTCATTTTCCTTGTAATGCTTCGCGCTTGCAAGAAGACCGTCAGTCATGCCCGGTAATAATAGGTGTGGACTAGTTTATCATCACGCTATGATCCTGTGATGTTCTTTGATAACCTTTGCTATTAATTTAGTGAAGGGGATCGCACCCTAGACAAGACTCTGTAGTCGGCGTCTGGTGGAGACCCTGTGTGGGCGTAATGAACCCAACAAACTGTTTTGAATTTCTCAGTTTACCACAGTGGCTGAACCCAGGCCAACCGATATATTGAGAGTGTCCCTCCTGCCTGTAGGGAATATCACTCAATGATGTATGTAATTAAACTTTCTATTTATAGTTAGCCAAAGCTGCAGTGTCGAAGTGAAAATGGTTTACCATTTCACAGGCTTCTGTGGATTGGTTCCTTTTCGCTTGTCGCATTTATTTTTTAATGAATATGTCAAGCTTAGGAACTTCTACCACGTGTAATAATAGTATCAACGTTAGTCAGTCAGAAGACGTTGGACGCTCTACGGAGACCCTTTATTCTGATTTCAAACCCCAATCTGAAATTTATGACTCTAAAAAATCTGCTAAAGCTAAATTTGCTAAAAACAAACAAGCTAAACGCAAAGAAAAATTTAAAGATGCCCGCCGCAATAATACTGCCAATATTCCTCCCAAGAATCCACCTACCACGGTGTACTTGAAGAATGGTGTTGAGTATGTTGAGCAATCACTTGTCGAACACTTGTATCCTAGTTCTATTTTGGATCAAGCTCGTTCGACCCTAACATCCATTTCATCAAAAGATGATCTCTCTTCGCATTTGTTTGAAGTTTTGGAAGTAGTCGGCGCCCTTGCCATCTCTCTTCCTAACTGTAAGACTCCTGCACAAGTTGCCAGTCAGTTTGTACTCGCTATTCGTGCCATGACAAAAGGTTCGATTACCGAGAATGTTCTAAAACAAGCAGCCACTGTTGAGTGGTGCAAAGAACTGTTTGGTTTTGATGTATTCCAGGAACAAGCTGGATTACCGAAGTCAGCCACTAGTTGGTTGTCAAAAATTCCCTCTTTGAAAGAAAATTGGGAAGCTGTTAGGAATGCCCCTGTTTTTGGAAAAATGTCCAGTTTGATCAGTGTTGCTGCCTCTATTGGTTTATGCAGCGTTTCTGGTCTTAATTGGTCTGTTGGTGGTGTTGATATTTTCCGTGCCGGAACTGTCAAGAAACACGCCACAGCCATGGACTTTGTTGGGGCTGTACTGGATACCGTCATTTGTTTTATTGAAGGTGGCTTTGAGTGCTTTAGACAGCGCTCTTTTAAGCCCCTCATTTTTACTAGTGACGCGGGGCGCGAATTGGACGATCTTTATTTTCCTCTCATTGAATTGCACGAACATGCTATGGTTTTCAACCTACATGCTAAACCTGTAACTATTGAAGGAGAAACAAGAGTCGTTAGCGATCTTGAATATGGTCAATTAGTTGAAAAGGCTATTGATCTCGCAACTCGCGCATTTAAGTCTGCCAAAGGCACATGGCAGCAAGGTTACCTTGAGAAAAGGCTTGAAGTATTGCATCGAAACAAAGCTGCATACCAGGCCAAGCGTATTGATGGTTCTCTTCGTTTTGCACCTGCGACATTCTATGTTGATGGTGGATCCGGAGTAGGAAAATCTTCTATTGCGCAAATTCTTATGGCAGACTGTCTTGCAGTCTCGGGAGCTAATCCTGATTTTAAAGACACTGCTGTTCTTAAGGAATCTGATAAATATGATTCAACCTTGAAGGGAGACACTTCTGGAATCTTTTTCGATGATCTCGGAAATACCAAGAGTGAATTTCTTGATAAGGCTCCTACCGAGCGAATCATTGATATCAACAACAATATGGTGACTTATGCCAACAAAGCCGATCTTCACGAGAAAGGTAAAGTTGAAGTACGTCCCCGCATTTTTATTATCACCAGTAATAAACCACTGCATTTTCATGCCAAGACAGGTTCTATTGAGCCATTTTCTATTGTCAGGCGTGCGGATATTCACATTACTGTGAAAGTGAAACCTGAATATGCTCTTATAGACGGAAGGTTAGACAGCAAGAAAGCTAACAGAGATTTCCCCGGAGATTCTCTAATTGCCGATGTTTGGGACTTGTATGCTCATGTACCCAATGAGAAAGGTAATGGCCAATTGCTGTCACCATATGCTGGTGGAACGGAATGCAAACCCGTTTCCATTTTGGAACTTCTTCGTATTTGCACCTCACATTGTGTTGAACATTTCGATAACCAAAGAACTATTATCCGAAAGGGAGTGAATCACATCGCTTCCCGTAAGTATTGTTCTGATTGTCGTTTAGGTCATGACCTTTGTAAGTGTGAACCTGTTGTTCCGGAGTTGGAACCGGAATCTGATACCTCGTCACTGGAGTTATCTGGCACGTCATCTGATGAAGAGTCAGTTTCAGACAGTAGTGGTATTAGGAGTGAACCTAATCTCCAAGCCCCTTTTGAGAAACAAGTTTCAGTTGAAGAGACGCTTGAATTCATTTCCACTCAATTTACTAATATGGGAACTCACACTAACTCTGTGTTGAACTCTATTCCCAGTATGTTCTTTGATAATGGATATGTTCAGAAAGTTTATCTTTTCTGTTACGCTCGGGAGTTTTTGACTTTCGAGCGGTCAGTACGCCAAATGTGTTTGGGTATTGATTTCGTTTTGTTTCTTTTGTTCAATTGCTTGCGCAATCGAGCACCTCTGATTATTCAATTAGCTTTGTTTATCTTCTCCATTATAGTCTATTGCAGCACCCTTGCTGCTTGGCGTGATAGGAAGTTGACCGTGCTAGCCAACAGAAGAGATTCTGCTGTTGAGATGTTTGCGTCTATTCGTAATTCTAAAACTCTCCAGTTTTTCTCAGTTGTTGTTATTGGAAAATTATTACATAGTTTTGTTTGTATGTTTCGTACTGCTATTGCAGTTCAACAATCAGCGCTTGCACCTGAAAGTGTTGATGAAATCAAAGCTCGTGATGCTGAGGTGAACCCTTGGGCTTCTGCAGTTGTAGCAGAATTGCACGTGTCGGATCGTGCTGCCACATCTACTCATGAACAAGTCTGTAAGAAAGTTGCTAAGAATTTATTTCACGGCTTCTTTGTTGAGGACAATTTCCAGCAAAAGTGTGATGTTTTGGCATTAGGTGGTACTTTGTACGCTATGCCTTACCATGCTTTTAAGAATCGTAAGAACATGAAGGCTGTCCTAACTCGGGCAGACCCTACTACTCTGAACTCTACTTTTCGTGCTGTTGTGAGTGTGGCTCACATGGTACCTATTGAAGGTAAAGATTTATGTATTGTTAACATTGCTTCTGGCGGTGTGCATGCAGATATCACTTATCTTTTTCCTGAAAAACTAACTGCTAGTGGATCTGGTACATTTATCTATCGTAACTCTGATGGTTCTCTTCGTGAGGATGCAGTGCGGTTGAGATATGAAACCAACTCCGAATGTGGTGGTCCAGGTTTCTCATATGACACTCCCTACAATACCTTCGTTGGTTTGTGTATGGGAGTTGCTATTGCTAATTATGCACGTCCGTGTGTTGCAGCGCTTCATTTGAGAGGTATCCCTGACACTCCTCATGGCAAAGGGGCAACTTTGACTAAGTCTGACTTGGAAAAAGCGATTGCTCATGCCAAAGCTACGTGGAAAGGCGCTCTTATCGGCCATTCCACCGGAACTCTGCCAAGTTCCAGGTACGAACAACAAATTTGTGCCACCCAGGATGTTCATCCTAATTCTCCAGTTAATTACTTACCCGTAGGTAGTACTGTGGAGTACCTTGGACAAACTGGTCAGCGTGCTACTCATACTAAGAGTCGTGTGCGTAAGACCCCTATTTCTGATGCTGTTGCAGAAGAGACTGGAGTTGAAAACGTACATGGAGCACCAAAATTCCATCGTTATAAGATGTGGCAGGCATCTTTAGCACATTCAGCAAACCCCAGTCCTGGTATTGAGGGTACTCTGCTTGAACTTGCCTATGAGGACTACGTTGGTGGTCTTGTAGATAATTTTCTCAAGTTTGATGTTGATTGGGTGAAGTCCGAACTCAGGCCTTTATCCGAAATGGAAGCTCTCTGTGGAAAAGATGGCAAACGTTTTATTGACGCCATCCCTAAGGGTACTTCCCCCGGTTTCGGCCTTTCTGGAAAAAAGCGTGATCATATCACTTTGCTTGATCCTGAATTGTTCGAGGAATTCAATTGTCCTGCTATTGCAAGACCCGAAGTTCTCGCTGAGGTCGCTAAGATGAAGAAATGTCTGCTCGCTGGCGAGAGATATTATTCAGTCTTTAAAGCTTGTGTGAAAGATGAGCCTACTCCCTTAACAAAGGATAAGGTTCGTGTTTTCCAGGCAGCCGATTGGGCTACACAACTTGTTATTAGGCAATACTTCTTGCCTCTGGCACGTATGTTGTCGTTGTTCCCAATTGTTTCGGAGTGCGCCGTTGGTGTGAATGCTCAAGGTCCTGAATGGGATCAACTGGCTAAGCACATGCGGTCGCATGGGGAAGACAGAATTTTGGCTGGCGATTATAGTAAGTATGACTTGCGTATGCCTGCTCAATTGATTCTGGCTGCTTTTCAAGTGCTTATTGAAATCGCTGAGAAGTGTGGAACTTACACTGAGGATGATTTGACTATTATGCGTGGCGTTGCCACGGAAGTCGCTTACTCGTGTGTTGCTTATAATGGAGATTTGATTATTCACTGTGGATCTAATCCTTCGGGACAAAATCTCACTGTGTACATTAACTGCATCGTTAATTCGTTGCAACTTCGTTGTGCTTATTTCCATCTTTGGCCTGCTGCTGAAGGTCCCCCTTTGCCTTTTCGCTGTGTTACATCTATGATGACATATGGTGATGACGTGAAAGGATCTGTTGCTAAAGGTTATGATTGGTTTAATCACATTTCTTATGCCCAATTCTTACAGGAAAGGGATATGGTGTTCACGATGCCTGACAAGACATCTGATCCAACACCTTATATGTTAGATAAGGATGCTGACTTTTTGAAGCGTCACAATCATTACAATCCCGATACTGGCCTTATTCATGGTTCCTTGGATGAGACATCTATTTTTAAGTCTTTGCACACTGTGTTAGAGTCTAAAGTTGTTTCTCTTGAGGATCAATCTTCTTCCAATATTGATGGTGCACTACGTGAGTGGTGGCAGCATGGTAAGGAGGTCTATGAACTTCGTCGTACTCAGATGAAGAAGGTAGCTGACAGGTGCAAGTTGACTGACTTTTGTGATATGTTGGACGAGTCTTATGAAGATCGTCTTGAACATTTCAAGGTCCGTTACATGCAGCCTGATGTTGAAGTTGTTGCCGAAGAAGAATATGTAACTTCTGTCGGTGATGAGTGGGTTTCTGCTGGTGAGTAAGCAGGTCCCCGACCCGGATATGTCGCTAAAATGATCCTCCCCGCACCCATGCGTGGGCTAAGTTTAAAATGGGCTTGTATATATGGATTACTGCACATTTCACTAATTTACCCGTTTATATGTCTTTGTGAACAGCTTTGTATTTGTTGACACTCTGCCAGTTGGAGTACCGGTTTTTACCGGGGGCCTCGTCAGCCAAGTAAACGTAGTTGCTTTTGAATTCTCTGGGCAGAGGTTCTTAAGTATGTTCAAAATATAGCCTACTTCTAATTATAATGATAATAATGGTGATAGTTCACCACCCGTTGCCGGCTCTACGGTAACAAAAACTGCTAAGGAAACGAGTGCACAGACAGTACACTTTGTGGATGGTGATACACCATGGACTTACGACATCGATTCATCTCCGGATGCTACCACTTCTGTGGCTGCTTTCTCAGATGCTCAATTGGGTGACTTTTTACAACGACCCCTTAAGATTCGCGAGTATTCATGGACTCCCAACGCACAACTGTATGAAGTATTCAACCCTTGGTCTGACTTTTTTGGCAACTCCGATGTTTTGGAGAAGATTAATCGTTTCAGGAACCTTCGATGCAAATTGAAGATGAAAGTTCTTGTGAATGGTAACTCTTTCTACTATGGACGCGCCATGATGTCTTACAACCCCTACTTAGTTAATGACAATGTCACTAAGAATAGGGCCTTCTTCATTCAAGATCTGGTCCAAGCAAGTCAAAAACCACATATCCTTTTGGATCCCTGCTCGTCGCAAGGTGGTGAAATGACTTTGCCATTTATTTGGCCAGAAAATATGCTTGACATTACTCTTCCCAATTGGGAAGACAATATGGGTCGTGTAACCATTCACGATTTTGACGTCCTCCAGCACGCTAACGGAGGTACTGATCCCATTACAGTAACAGTATTTGTGTGGTGTGAGGACTTGAAACTTTCAGTTCCTACCACATCTATTGCACAGTCAGGTGTTGCTGATCAACCTCTCGATGAGTTTGGCTTCCCAAGTCCTTTTGTGGAACAAGCTAGTGGAAAATCGAAGGGGAAGAAGATGAAGAAATCCAACAACACTTCCACAACAGACGAGTTCACTAAGGATGGGCTTATCAGCAAGCCGGCTTCTGCCATTGCTAATGCTGCTAATGCCCTTTCTGTGATCCCAGTTCTTGCTCCTTATGCCAAAGCCACTTCCATGGTTGCGACTAAAGTAGGGCAAGTGGCTAAGCTCTTTGGATATTCTCGACCACAAGTCGTTGAAGACACTAGAGTTTATGTGCCTCGGTACATGGGTAACTTGTGTAACTCTGATTCACCTGAACCATTGGTGAAGCTTTCTCTTGATTCTAAGAACGAGCTTTCCATTGATACAAGGGTGATGGGTTTGGGCGGTCACGACGAGCTGACCATTAACTCTATAGCCCAAAGGCCTTCTTTTTGGAGGCAATTTGATTGGCCGGAATCCGCAACCACGGATACCCTACTAACTTCTATGTTGGTTGGGCCATACTACACGCAAACTCTTGATGTTACTCCTGGTCAAGAACTCCATATGACTGCTTTGGCTTTTGCCTCTGCACCATTTTCTTGTTGGCAGGGTTCTTTGAAGTTTCGCTTCAATGTAGTGTGTTCGGAATACCACCGGGGTAGGTTGAGAATTGTTTACAATCCTAATACCAATCCTGCTGGTCCTATACCTTTTAACCAAACTTATTCCACGATTATTGACATCTCCGAAGATCGGGATTTCGAATATGAGGTTAAGTGGGCACAAGTTCGTGCCTGGGCGCAAAACCCCGGGCCGGATGCGTACTCAGCTATACCAACTGTTAGTGATTCTGTTCCAATTGAGGGGGGAAGTCCCTTCGATAATGGTACGCTTTCTGTGTATGTCGTGAACGAGCTAGCAACGCCTTCTACGGCTACAGCGAATGTCAAGATTCAAGTGTGGGTGAGTGCAGGAGACGATTTTGCTGTTTCTGTTCCAACAACCAATGGACTTTCAAGGATGTCGCTGTACCAACAGCAATCCGAGAGTGCTCCTGAGGCATTGGCAGAGACTAATGATGAGTCAAATGCACCTGTCTGTGTTCCAGATATCGAATCTTTCGGTACTGAGGCAGATAAGTTTTCAGAGGACAACCAGTATTTAGTGTATCAAGGTGAGCGCATTTTATCTTTTCGTGAGATGATGCGGCGTTACCAGTATCACAACTCTTACTGGCCCAATGACACTGGTTCAAATTATAGGATGGTCACACAAGATCTCACTGATTTTCCCTATTATAGGGGGTGGGACCCTAATGGACAGGACAATGCGACAAATAGCACTGCTGGAACGTCACCGTACACTTTTTGTACAATGACATTAATCAATTGGTTAACTCCAGCTTTTGCTCTTCGTCGTGGTGCTCTTCGTCATAAGGCCCTACTAGTTGGTAAGCCGCAAGCTACTCAGACGACCTCGTTCTCTGTCGCTCGACATAACTTGCTTGGTATTAGCAATGGTGCAACTTCGCATCCTCTTGATAGTGCTATTGCAGGTGATCGTCGGTCGGAACTTCAAGAGACTTTAAAAGGTTCTTTGGGAGGTACGCATGTGACCCCAGTCAACAGTAACCCAGTTCTCGAGTACGAGACTCCTTTTTATACCTCCGGGCAACGTTTTGTTCCCGCCCGTGAGTTAGACTATTATGGTGGTTTCCACCAAGGCCACGAACTTCAGACTGAAGTTGGTCCAGTTGCTGGAAGTCCAGTTGTTGGACAATTTTCAGACCCTGATAGGCTTCGTATTGATAAGTATGTCTCTATTGCAGAGGATTTCCAACTTGGGATGTTTGTGGGAGCTCCGATACTATATGCGTATTCGGATCCTACGGCAGTTTAATTTTGTATATGTTATATGTTTTTATGTTTGTATTTTTATTTGTATATTATTTGTAAACTTGGGTCGTTTCATATGTCGCGTAGACACTAAATACCGTAAGAAATTACTACATGGGGTAGTAATTAGGATACCACACGGCGGTCGTGTGGGGGTGAGAGCCTGTCTCTTTCCTGAATGAGATGCTTATGCATCTTACGTTGAAACTGTTGTGTTTCATAGGTTTATATATCAAACCTTCGTAAGATGCTCGCATCTTGCTTAGGTTTGGGATTTTTACTATGGATCGCAACTTTCTACAGCGTATGTTCGAAATGATATACCCTATTTGTTAGATTATGAGGAAACCAACCTCCGTGACTGACATGTTTTACAGGGTTTTGGACCGCTCACGCAAAAAAA